ATCGTTTCTAGTGTCGGCGCTGCTGCCTCTGTGACGGGCGCATATTTTGATTATCTTACAAGTGAGAAAGGCGAAGCTGTGATCGTCACTCCGCCCATCGTTGAGTACGATGCCGAGGTGCAAGACCGTGCCGCCGATGAGTTTGAAAAGCTGGGTCCGCCATGCGCTCGCGACACCATTATCGGAAACTGCTCCGCTGCCGCCAGACTACTTATGGACTATGGCACCCTGCGAGAAAAGATACGCGCGGCTAGAGATAATTAGAGGCCGTAATATTTCGACCTGCCTGACCCAATCAGAGCTGACCGCTTAAAATATTTAGGTTCGGCCCTACGCTCTTTATCGTGTAAACCCGATACACGATAGCAAATATTGTGATGCTTCGAGCAATACGGGCTATCGGGCGAAAAGACCGGGGCTTCGCAGAAATGAAAGTCGGGCTTGTCCGGATCGCCGTGCGGATACTGGCAAACAGAACCCTTTACTATCGGTGTCTTCGGCAGAATTTTTCTAGGTCTGGATGGCGTTGCGTTGGGGTGAACTAAGTTTAGTCGCCCACCTTTTCCTAAAACAGCGTTTCGCGTCGTTCCCAGTTGCTCAGCAATCTGCCTCGATGGCAGTCCCAGTTTATATCCGGCCCGCAGTATCTCTATCGCTTCGTCAGTCCAGTCCATTTTCAAATCCTTTAAAGTGAGAGAGAGGGGACGATCAGGGGGGCGGCCCCCCTCTCTCCTGCTGACGATGGAGAGGCTCCCGGAACCGGACCATCCAGTCCACGGAAAACTCGCCAGCAGTTGTTCATTTTGCTTTTAACCCAGCCTTGGGCCAGATGACGTAATTCTCACGCCAGTCAAAAATTATGGCCTCCGCTGTAAGCACGCGTGAGCGCAGCGCATTTAGCTCCTGTACGCCCAACACAATTATTGTTGTGGCTGCCACGAGACAAGATAACCATAGGATGCGCTCAAACATCACGCGCGTTCCGGCGTGAAATAGGAGCGGCGTCTCATTCGCTCGACTCCGACAGCTCGCCGCCGAGTGCGAGATACCCACACCCGTCGATCCAACTGTCACGGTGTTGCGGGTTACGTTTGAGACGAGCGACCTTCAAGAGGTTCATCATTATGGCGACATCTGTAGCACACACAGTGTGATCGAGATAAGACGACCACAGATCGGCGATGTCCCTGAAGTTCTGAGACGCCGATCCGTATTCCCGGTCGCGCGTGTCGGAGGTGAGCTTCAGTGCCGTCTCTAAAACTCGGGTGCGCGAGAACATAGGTGAGGCGGTGCGCGCCGGAGTTTCGTTCGCCGGGTCGCAGCAGTCAGGGCAAGTGACCGTCAAGGTGTCTGACCGTTTTATATATTGATTACCGTTGCACGTTGGGCAGGTCATTTTTTGCGTCTCCCATTTGGTGTTTGACACATCATACACAACATGTACAATGCGTCAAACATTTTGTGTGAGGTTAATATGCTAGAAATTTTGCCAGAGAGAAATATGGACTCGAAAGCCGAAGCCTACGGCGAGTTGTTGGCGCTCGTTAAGGAGTACCAACTCGCGCCGTCCACGGTCGGGCGGCTGATCGCCAACGACCCCTCTCTGATGGAGCGGCTGGCCGACCCTGACAAAGATATCACCACGACGACACTTGATAATATCTGGCGCTTCATAATGACCAAGCGCGGACAACTGGAGTTGGATTTGAGAAAGGACTAGGCAATGCCCACAGTACACCTACCCGATGGCGGCTCATCCGCCCACCGCAAAACAGGTTGCCCCGGCTGGCGTAAGAAGTCAGAGGGCATCCCGCCCCGCCCCTCGAACGAGGCCGCGCGCGTCGGCTCAATGCACCATCTTATTATGGAGCTGTGCCAGACCAACGAGAACAGCCCCGCTGACCATCTCGGCACAGTCTACGAAGAGGACGGTCATACGCACACGTTCGGCGAGGACGATCTGTCGCTCTCCGAGATTGCGCACCTCGCCGTGAACAATGTACTCGACGAGTATGACGTTGACACGATGCTCGTCGAGCCGTTCGTCCAGCTCGTACCCGGCGAGGTCGGCGGGTCCATCGACCTGTTGGCGATCAGCGCAGACATGGAGACGGCGGTCATCCTCGACTACAAGTTTGGTGTCGCGAAGGTGCCGGTCGAGGAGAGCCCCAACTTAGGTCTCTACGGTATCAGCGCGCGGCATGACCCGACGACGGCGGACTTGTTCGCCAAGGTTAAGAAGATTGTGTTCGTCATCATCCAACCCCAAGCCAAGGGTGTGACGTTCACATGGGAGACCACACCGAAGTGGCTCAACAGTTTCGAGAGGCAGTACCGCAAAGCGCTGAAGTCCGACAAGATCAAGGCCGGTACGTGGTGCAAGTACTGCCCCGCTGAGCCGTATTGCGAAGTTAAGCGCGCCGCAGCGTTGGGTGCCAAGCGGCTCAACCCCGCACTCGTTAAAAACCTACAGGCCAGCGCCGACAAGGTGCAGCAAGTGGAGTCGTGGGTCAAAGCGGTGAAGGAGGAGCTGTATCTCCAACTCAACCACAGTGTGCCGATCGACGGCTGGAAGATCATCGACAAGCGCGCCGTCAGAAAGTGGACCGACCCTGACGCAGTCTACGGGCAAGTCAACCAACACGTCGCGCGCAAGGACTGCTACAGCGAAACACTTTTGACACCGGCTCAGCTTGAGAAGGTGTTGAAGTCTAATAAGGTCGAGATCGACCTTAGCGAATTCATCACGTGCGAGAGTACCGGCACGACGTTGGCACTGGAGAGCCACAACTCTCCCGCTGTCATCGTCACCGATGTGCAGGGCCACCTCAAGGACATGATGAAATAGGGGGCGATCCTGCCCCATCACACTTTGAATGGAAAACACACAATATGAGTAACTTCCCTACTGTTATGGACCCTTCGGACCTCTCAACCGCTTTGGCTGGTAGCCAAGTGCAAGCAACTACCGGACTCGTCGGTATGAGTTTCCTCAAGATGGACTTCGAGTCCGGTGACTGGATGCTCGGTCAAGATGCCGACGATGTCACCGACGAGTTGGTCCTCGTCAACACCACGACCATCCAACACGGGTGGGTCTTGTGGTCGGGCGGTAGGCCCGCCAAGAACCTCGTGGGCTTCACGCAAGGGCTTCCCATGCCGATGGAGAGCATCGGAGAAGACCATCCGTCCGAGGCGCGCGCGTTTCAGGGCGCGCTGGTGGACGACGGCGAGATGTTGGCGTTTGAGACCAGCAGCTACGGTGGCCGCAAGGGCGTCGATACGTTGCTTGGCAAGGTCAAGGCGCACGCGGCAGAGGGTTCGCAGCATCTCTACCCGAAAGTGCGGTTGACCAGCGAGAGCTATCCCAACAAAAAACGGGGTGGTAAGCTGGTCTTCAACCCGATCTTCGAGATCGTAGCTTGGTGCGATCAAGAGGGTAATGAAGAGGGCGCACCGGCTACGCAGATCGAAGCGCCGGACGCCGAGACTGGTGTTGAGACGCCAGAACCAGAAGCAACGGCAGACGCGCCAACCACGCGTCAACGCCGGAAGAGAAACGCGGCCTAGTTACCTGTCTAGGTAGCGTCAGCGGGGGTGGTTTTACTAGTCCTTTCTCCACCCCCGCGCTTCTGGAGTTTTTCAAATGCTTTATATCGATTTCGAGACCCGCTCGGACGTAGACCTCATATTCCACGGTCTGGCGCGCTACGCTCAAGACCCCTCGACTGAGGTGATCTGTATGGCGTATGCGTTCGACGACGAGCCAGTACAATTCTGGTGGAACGACGACGCACCTTTTCCCCAGACGGTGACAGATTACATCGCGGGTGGGGGTCTGTTGATGGCGCATAACGCCGCCTTTGAGATGGCGGTGTTCGAGGCGCTCTCGCAATGAGTACCACCCCACCCCGTATCGACCAGTGGCGTTGCAGCATGGCGATGGGCCTCGCCAACGGCTACGCGGGCGGGCTGGATGCGCTCGCGGTCGGGTTGGGTCTGCCGTACCGCAAGAACCCGCAAGGTGCCCGACTGATCCGCGAGTACTGCGCGCCGGGGCACTCCAAGGTGTTCAAGCCCGGCGACGCCGAGAACATGCGCGACTATTGCATCGGCGATGTTGAGATCATGCGCGCGGCGGTCAAGTGTCTGCGCCCGCTGACCGACGAAGAGTGGGAGGAGTTCCACCTCAACGCTCGCGTCAATGAGCGTGGTCTGCCGATCGATGTGGAGTTCTGCGAGGCCGCTCTGGGTTATACCCATGTGGTCGCCGACGACGCCAACCGCCAGATCAGTGAGCTGACTGGTGGGGCCATGACGGAGGCCACGGCACGCAAGGCGCGTGACGCGTGGCTGTTCCCTCGACTGACCGCGCCGCAAATGAAGCTGCTGGAGGTGTACAAGAAGGGTGAGAAGAAGATCAGTCTGGACGCGGACCACCGCCGGTATCTGCTGGAGTGTGATGACCTCGATCAGGGCGCGCGGGAGCTGCTGGAGTACATCGACAACGCTGGCTCGTCCGCGCTCAAGAAGTTTGCCGTCGCCGCGCATACGCACGTAGAGGGGCGAGTGCATAATACGTTCCTCTGGAACGGTGCCGGGCGCACTGGCCGCTTCTCGGGTAAAGGTCTCCAACCCCATAACATCCGCCGTGATGTTTATGGCGAGAATGAGGCTGAGACGCTCATACAAGATATCATAGCGGGCTACGAGGTCGACACCCCTGCCAACACGATGGCCCGGTTAGGGCGGGCCATGATCGCACTGCCCACGGGCTTGGCGTGGGTGGACTGGTCCTCGATCGAGGGCCGTGTCGCACCGTGGCTCTCGAAGAGTGCTGACGGTGATGCGAAGCTAGAACTGTTCCGCGCGGGTAAAGACATCTACGTGGTGACGGCAGCGGACATGTTCCACGTAGCAGAGTCGGACGTGGACGCGGGCTTCCGCCAGTCGGGAAAGATCGCCGAGTTGTCCCTGCAATTTGGCGGCAGCCACAACGCGCTGATCGGCATGGCGAAGAACTACGGCGTTACCTTCGAGGAGGACGACGCCCGCGACATCGTCACGCGGTGGCGGCGGGCGAACCGATGGGCCGAGAGAATATGGGGGCAGTACGACACCGCGATCTCCCGCGCGGTGCGCTCCCCCGGCACAACGGTCGAGGTCGGACGAGTCAAGTACCACTCGGACGGCGCGAACTTCCTGTGGTGTGAGCTGCCCTCTGAGCGGCTGCTGTCATACCCGAAGCCACGGTGGGAGACCTACACCACACCGTGGGGCGAGGAGCGTGTCGGTGCCACATTTCAGTCACATTTCAAACCAGCGGCGGGTGAGGAGCCCATAAGGTTACACGCACGCGGTGCGCTGCTATTTCAAAATTGCACCCAAGCGGTCGCCGCTGACGTGTTACGTGAGGCGCTGCTAGAGGCCGACGACGCGGGCTTGGCGATCGTGGGGCACGTACACGATGAGGTCATCATCGAGGGCGGTCCCGAGGACGGTGAGAAGTTGAACAAGATCATGCTGCAACAGCCGTGGTGGGCGGATGGTCTACCGCTGGCAACCGGCGGCGTGTCGTGGGGCAAGAGGTACGGGAAATGACCAGTGAGAAATCTCTCCAAGACTACCTCATGCGCCGCGCTCGCGATCATGGAATCTACGCGCGTAAAGTGGTCGCCGTGGGGCACACAGGCTTCCCTGATGCTTTTTTGGTTTACGCCGGGCGCGTGGTGTTGGTCGAACTGAAGTCCCCTACTGGCAGGGGTCGGCTGTCTCCCAAGCAAGAGCGGGAGATCGCGCGGCTAGGCGCGCACGGCGTCAACGTCTATATCGTCAACACAAAAGAGGGGGTAGACAATGTTATCAAACAACTCGCTGACGCCTGACCAACAGGCCGCAGTCAGTCATCTATACGAACGCGACGCGACCATCCTTGTGGCAGCGACGGGGGTTGGCAAGACCGTCATCGCGCTGACGGCGATCCATGAGCTGATACAAGAGCGGGAGCTGACCAAGGTCATCGTGGCGTGCCCCGCCAAGGTGGTCACCAACCACGTCTGGTCGGCGGAAGCTACGCGCTGGGACCATCTCCATGGGCTGCGGGTCGTGGAGCTTGAGGGTGACGCGCGCACCCGCGACACGATCCTCAAGACTGACGCGGCTGATGTGATCGTGGTGAGCCTGAACAACCTCGACTGGTTGCTGAACGAAGACCACGGCTGCGACGGGATCGTCATCGATGAGCTGTCTAAGGCGGCGGGCAAGCAGACGCGCGCGCTGAAGACCAAGAGCAAAGCTGGGATGTTGACGTGGCGCGTTGGTATGACGGCGACACCGGTCTCCCAAAATTTTGAGAAAATTTTTCCGATGTGCCGGATACTGGATGACGGCAAGACCTTTGGCACCAACAAGGCTAAATACATAGCCGAGTATTTCGACTCCGACTATATGGGCTACAACCTGACGCTCAAGGCTTTCGCCGATGCGTCGATCATGGCGAAGGTCTCGCCGCTCGTCCATCTGGTGAGCGATAACAAGCTCCACACCCTACCGCCGCTACGTGAGGAGGTCGTCCGCTTCAAAATGCCGGATGAGACGCGCGAAGTGTATGACGATATGAAGCGGCACATGGTGGCGGGTGACGTAGAGGCTGCGAACGAAGCGGTTAAGTCCGGGAAGCTACGGCAGCTTGCGTCGGGGTTCCTCTACCAAGAGAACCGAGACGAGGAGGTAGATGTCCTAGACACCAGTAGACAGTCGGAGGTTTATATGTGGCGGGCGCTGCACCCGCGCGGTACACGGCTTGTTATATTTTACGAGTTCATGGAGCAGGGCCGCGCGCTCACAGGGATGTTTCAAAACTGGGCCACCAGCTC